CTATACCTACAGATGCAAAGACGGTAGACTACAACACATTTAGAATAGTAAAAGACCAAGACTTAGCTACTGCAGGTAATGCTCTAAGTATACTACAGTATAATGAATATGTAGATAAGTTTATTGACCAAGAAGATGAGATAGTAACAACAACACTGGCAGAAGAATTAGACGCTAGTGAAACAGAAATAGACCTTACAAGTTCCACAGGGTTTGACTCTGCAGGAACTGTTTTTATAGATAATGAACAAATAACGTATACAGGTATTAGCACAAATACTTTAACAGGTTGCACACGAGGAGCAAATAGCACAACTGCTACAACTCATAGTAATGGTACACAGGTAGCACAGTTTGACAGTGGAGGAATACCAACACATGTAGTGCGAACACTTGATAATAATTATTTACTATATCCCTTTCCTGATAAAACATATGCATTAAAATACGACTATTTTACATTCACTTCTGACTTATCAGCACAAAGTGATACTCCAAGCATACCTGACAGATTCTCTCCAGTAATAGTAGATGGTGCTACAGCTTTTGTGTATCAGTACAGAGGAGAAACATCTCAGTACCAATTAAACTTTGCACGATTTGAACAAGGCATAAAGAACATGCAAAGTTTATTAGTAAACAAGTATGAGTATGTTAGGTCAACAGTTCTTGTTCATCCAACTGTAACGTCAAATTATTTTGCAACAGCAACGGTTAGATAATGCCCGATTTATCGCAGACAGCACCAACAGCATTTAACTGTCAAGGTGGCTTAGTTCTTAATCGCTCAACATTTATGATGCAACCGGGCGAAGCATTAGAGTTACAAAACTTTGAACCTGATATTGAAGGTGGCTACAGAAGAATAAATGGTTTTAGTAAATATGTAAGTGCTGTTGTACCACAGACAAGTTCTTCTACAGAGCAAGTATTAATGGTAGCTACGTTTGGTAGTTTAGTAGTTGCAGCTAGAGGTGAAAAGATATTTAGTGCTACAGCAGGTGGTAGTAGTTGGACAGAACGAGATACAGGTAGAACAAGTGCAGGTACATATGATTTTGAACGCTATAACTTTGATGGTAATGACAAGCTTATAGTAGTAGACGGAAACAACGCACCTACATTCTTTAACACATCAATGTCGGCAACAGATGTAAGCGAAAGCTCAGTAGCAGGTTCTAAATTTGTAACAGCTTTTCAAAGTCACATGTTTTACGCAGGTAAGTCTAGTACACCACAGACACTGGTGTTTAGTGTGCCATTTGATGAAGATAACTTTTCAAGTGGTAGTGGTGGTGGAAGCATAAAAGTAGATGACACTATAACAGGACTAAAAGTTTTTCGTGATAATTTATTTATCTTTTGTGAAAATAGAATATTTAAACTGTCAGGAACATCACTAAGTAATTTTGCAATTACTGCTGTAACAAGAGACATTGGTTGTATAAACGGAAACACAATACAGGAATTTGCAGGTGACTTAATATTCTTAGGACCTGATGGTTTAAGAACGGTTGCAGGTACAGCAAGAATTGGTGACGTTGAACTTGGTACTATTAGCTCTAATGTGCAGTCTATATTTGATGACAATCTATCTAGTGCTTCTGAATTTCAGAGTGTAGTAATACCAGACAGAACTCAGTATAGAATATTTTTTACTAAGGCGGCTACAGCACAAAATAGTACAAAAGGTGTGGCATGTGTTTTAAAAGGGCAGACATTTGAGTTTTCTGAACTACGAGGGATAAAACCTGCATCAACAGATAGTTTTGTACAAGCAGGTAATGTTATAGTTTTACACGGTGATTATGCCAATGGATATGTATACAGGCAAGAACAGGGTAACACATTTGATGGGACAGCAATATTAGCAAAGTATAGAAGTCCCGACATGACATTCGGTGACGCAGGTATACGAAAACACATGCAACGTGTAATTGTAAACTTTGCACCAGAATCAACAATAGATGCTGATTTGTTTTTACGATATGATTATGAATCAAAAGATTCAGCAAGACCTGCAGCATATGAATTGGACTCTGGAGATATCGCAGCTATATATGGAACATCAACATATGGTACATCCTCTTCTATAGTGGGTACATATGGTGGGGCATCACAGCCACTATTTAGACAATCTGTAGAGGGTTCAGGATTTGCGGTGGCACTAAGAGTAAATGATGGTGGAGAAACAGCACCATACTCGTTAAAAGGATTTCAATTGGAATATCAAATAGGAGCAAGAAGATAAATGGGAGCAACATACACAAGACAGTCTTCATATTCTGACGGTGATGTTATTACGGCTGCCCACACTAATGACGAGTTTAATCAGTTATTAGCAGCTTTTGCATCAGGCACAGGACACACACATGACGGTACTACAGCCGAAGGTGGTCCTATTACGAAGCTACTAGGTAACACACTTACCTTTGGTGCAGGGACAGCAGGAACAGATATAACAGTAACCTTTGATGGTGAAACATCTGACGGTGTACTCAAGTGGATGGAAGACGAGGACTACTTTGAGTTCTCTGACGATATACTTGTAGCGTCCACAGAAAAGCTACAGTTCCGTGACACAGCTATCTACATCAACTCTAGTACAGATGGACAGCTAGACCTTGTAGCTGATACAGAGATACAGATTGCAGCCACCACTGTAGATTTAAACGGTAATTTAGATGTATCAGGTTCGTTAACACTAGGTGGTGTTACTTTAACTTCAACAGCTACTGAATTAAATTTATTAGATGGTGTATCAGGACTGGTACAAGCTGATTTTACCAAACTAGCTGCTGTTGATTCAACTGCTACAGAACTTAATATAGTTGATGGTAACACATCTATAGGAACAACTGCTGTATCAGATGGACATGGTATCGTAATGAATCATGGTGGCACTATGGCACAAACTACTGTGCAAACTTTAGCTGCCTATCTAGATGATGAAATTACAGCAATGCCTAACCTTGTTACAACTGCAGCTACAACTGTTGGTGCGTTAAACAGTGGTAGCATTACTTCTGGCTTTGGCACAATAGATACAGGCTCATCTACAATAACAACTACAGGTTTAATCACAGGTGGCTCACTTGATATAGACAACGTGCTAATCAACGGTTCTACAATAGGGCATACAGACGATACTGATTTAATCACAGTAGCTAATGGTCTTGTCACAGTGGCAGGAGAAATATCTGTAACCACACTAGACATAGGTGGTACAAACGTAACAGCCACAGCCACAGAGTTAAACTTACTTGACGGTGTGTCAGGATTAGTACAAGCAGACTTTACTAAACTCGCTGCCCTAGATGCCACAGCTGCAGAATTAAACTTGACAGACGGTGGGTCTACTATAGGCACAACAGCAGTTTCTGATGGTCACGGTATTTTGATGAACCACGGTGGGACTATGGCACAGACCACAGTTCAGACACTTGCAGCATATCTTGATGACGAAATAACTGCTATGCCTAATCTTACTTCTGTAGGAACACTAACCACTCTTACAGTAGATAACGTAATTATAAATGGCTCAACTATTGGGCATACTGGTGATACAGACTTAATGACTGTCGCTAGTGGTGTACTCACCGTAGCAGGAGAAGTTGATGCAGTAAGCCTAGACGTTAGTGGTGGCATAGACGTTGATGGAACAACTGATTTAGACAATACAGATATAGATGGTACATTAGTTGTAGACGGTTCTAACATATCACTAGACAGTACATCTACTTTAAACATAGATAACTCTAATACATCTAATGGTATAACAATAGGAACAGCCACATCTGGTGTGCCAGTATCTATTGGTCACACAACATCTGAAGTAACAGTAAATGATAACCTAACTGTTACAGGTGACTTAACTGTATCAGGTACAACAACTACAGTAAACTCAACTACTGTAAATCTAAATGACCACAACATTGTATTAGATACTGGTAATACTACTTCTGCTGTCATAAACGGTGCAGGTATTACAATAGAAGGTGGTAGTGGTGATGATGCAACATTTACCTATAATACTACAGGACCAACATTTGAACTGAAGCTAGGCTCTAGCCATGAAAGTTTACAAGTTGACCAACTCGTTGCAAACTCACTAGATATAGAAAATGATGTAGACATTAACGGTACACTAGAAGCAGATGCTATAACAGTCAACGGTACAGCACTTAATACAGTGATTGCAGGTGTAACAGTAGCAAACGCAACAACTGCAGCCGTAGCAACAACAGTGACCATCAGTGACAATGAAAGCACAAACGAAGACAATGCTATTGTATTTACAGCAGGTGGTGATGTAGACGGTGGTAACATTGGATTAGAGTCAGATGGTGATTTAACTTACAATCCTAGCACAGGAAGGTTGACAGCAACACAATTATCTGGTACACTACAAACTGCAGCCCAAACAAATGTTACAACACTTGGCACACTTACAGCATTAACAACAAGTGGTAAGCCTGTACACGATGCAGGTATCTCTGTAAAGAACGGCTCAACATCAGCAGGATTTGTAGAATTTTTTGAAGACAGTGACAATGGTACAAATAAGGTAACACTTATAGGACCATCATCCACAGCAGACATAACACTAACACTACCAAGCACTGCAGGTACTGTCGCTACAACAGCAGTAGCATCAGATGACGCTACAGCACTAGCCATTGCATTAGGATAAGGAGACAGGTATGGCAAATACATTTAAAGTGGTGACAAAGGCAGGAGTAACATCTGCTGATGTTATCTACACAGCAGGTGGCAGTGTAATATCCACAATAATATTAGGATTAATATTGGGTAATACAACGACAAGTCAGGTAACATCCACCGTTACATTAGGAACAAACACAGGTAGCAGAGCAGGGAACAATGACGAAAACAACCAAGACGTAGAGTTGATAACAAATGCTCCTATACCTGCAGGGTCATCACTAGAACTTCTTGCAGGTAACAAAGTAGTTTTAGAAGATACAGATACAATTAGTGTAACAGCATCAGGTGCAACAGATGTCTGCTTATCAATCATGGAGATAACATAATGCCTTATGTAGGTAACGCAACAGCTACCACATTCAGTACAATACCATCTGTGCAAAGGTTTAACGGAGATGGCTCTGACACGACATTTACGCTGTCACAGACCGTCACTAGCGTTCAGGATATACTTGTATCCGTAGATGGTGTAGTGCAGGACAGTAACGCTTATACAGTGCCTGACGGTACAACACTGACCTTTAGTGCAGCACCTTCATCAGGAACAGGTAATATCTTTGTCAACTACCTAGCTCTAACAGACGGTAGTGTCACTGTACCTGAAGCAAATAAGGGTAACTTCAAGCATGGGGGTATGTTCAGAACGAATGCACAGTCACTTGACAGTGATGTAACAATCGCAGCTACAGAAAACGCAAATGTTACAGGACCTTTGACAATAGCAAGTGGGTCTACACTGACAATAGAATCAGGGGGGAATGTAGCAATACTATGAGCAATCTTCTAGTACAAAATATAAAGCATACGAATAACACTACGGCTATAACCGTTGATAGTAGTGGGCGTATGCAACTACCTCAGTTAGTTCATTTTCATGGTAATAGGAGTGGATTATCTGTAGAAGCAAGAGGAGCAAACGTAAACTATAATGTTGTTAGAGATAATTATAGTGGGTGGAACTCTTCCAACCATCAATACACGATACCAGTAACAGGTGTATACCATTTTGGTTTTACTAATATAGGTAAGAGCAGTGTATCATCAGCCGCTCAAAATCATACTTTACAATTTGTAAGGGGCGGGTCAACAACTGCTATGGCTATTGCCTATCAAACAGATGATGTTGAGCATGAATCGGTTGCACTTTCAGTAACGTATTATCTTCAAGCTAATGACCTTGTAGAGATGCGAAACAATGGTGGGGTTGTTTATAGTGGATTATATAACACCTTTTCAATTTGTTTAATGGGATAAAATTATGTCACAAGAAATGCAAACATTCAGATACCACAGAAATAAGTTGCTTGAGGAAAGTGACTGGACAGTTATGGCAGATAGTCCTCTCTCTGAAAGCAAACAAACAGAATGGAAAACATACAGGCAAGCACTGAGAGATATCACTAAAACAGCAAGTCCAAAACTAAATGAAGATGGAATGCTTGATATGTCCTCAGTAACCTTCCCAACAAAACCTTCATAGGATAAACAATGGCAACTCTCAAAACAAACACACTCACAGGCACATCAACAGCAGGGTCTATTGCCGTCACAGGAGAGGGTAACTCTACAACTACCAACTTACAGCAGGGGTTGGCTAAAGCGTGGGTTTTTTCAATAATTACTAGTAGCACACCTGCCAATACGGATAGTCTTAATATTTCTTCTATTACTGACGCAGCTAATGGGTCTTATAAACCTAATTTAACTAACGCTATGGGTAACATTACTTTTTGTATAACAGTAACAGCACAATATACAACAACTTCAGGAACAGGTGCGTTTTTTGACCAAGAAGTTAGAACAGATAGAACAACCTCACAGGTTACTATGCAGCACTATGAGAATGGTTCTCTAGCTGATGCTCATGGAATGAATTGTGATATTCACGGAGACTTAGCATAATGGCAACTCTCAAAACAAACACACTCACAGGCACATCAACAGCAGGGTCTATTGCCGTCACAGGAGAGGGTAACTCTACAGCTACCAACTTACAGCAGGGTTTAGCAAAGTGCTTTATAAGAACAAGTCAACCCGGTGCAGTAACAGATAGTTTTAATTCGTCTTCTAGCACAGATTTT